CATGTTCAACTGCCTTCTGTCCTGGTTCATCGGTATCGAATAGTAGCACGATAGTTTCAAACTGCCGGAGCCATTCGAGTTGTTCCAGTAGTGCCTTTGTACCAGACGCTGAGGGAATTGATACGACTGGATAGAACCTTTGATAGCGGTCATAGTATGCCTGCGCAATTGATAGCGCATCAATCTCTCCTTCGGTGATGACAAGCATCTTGCCACCTGAAGAGTTGGCTTGGCCGAATAATTCATGACCTTTAGTGTCTCCATGAATGAAGAAACTTTTGGGTAGTTGTCGTTCTTTGTATCCAACGATTGCTCCGTTCTTAGTCAATGGATAGAAGTGGCTGCCACCCGAACCGTCGGGGTTAACAGACATCTTCACTCCAAAGTGATCTACGATTTGCTTACTAATCCCACGACTAGTCATAGCAAAACTATTTAGGTCTGCAATCTCAGAGACCTGGATTCTTGTATTGTTTGAAGTGATTGGTTCGAAGTCAGTCATTTCAGTAGTTACTTTCTTTGTTGAATAGTTACAGGAAAAACAGTAGCCACCATCATCATATACTGTAAAGGCATCTGATGAATCGCAGTTCGGGCATTCTGTTTGTTTATAGCGTGTCACTTCCAGAGTTCCTCTTCTTTCGCTTTACGGATTTGTCTACGTCTCGAAGAGCTTTGCTGCTTCTTCTGCATGCGAAGCGCCTTCTTTGATTTGTTCATCGTGTACTCTTCTAATTCTGACGTATAAAAATTCTCTTCCTTTGGGGACAATTGTTTTGTGTAGTTCTGCATGATATACCTTATTATCATTAAACTCTTCGAAGATACCTTGGTACGTATCGAAGAGTGGTTTAAGTACATTATCTAAGTCAGCTCCTCTATTTGAGAAGCCGGCTACAATAAAGAATGTCACTTGGTCATCGCCGAATGGCCATTCCATATCAAGAATCTCATCACGTAATTCGTTCTGATAATCAATGTATTGCCTCTGCTTTATCGACTTGTTCCGGTATGTCATGTTGTTTGCTGACAGGGGCTTGACCCTGAAGGTGTGTTCTAATGTCGTCATATTCCTTCCATGAGGTTAGCATCCTTAGTAGTTTATAAGACACCTCTAATTGTTTAAGACTACCGCCATGGCCACGCCAAGCAGCACGAATCCTATTCCAACGACGTGGTTCAGGAACACCGGCTAATATCTTCTCAGCTTTCTTTGGTCCAATACCTTTAAGGCCTGGTATACCATCAGTAGAATCACCAGTAAGACATTGAATCATAAGGTTATAATGCGCTTTGCCATCATCAATAAATTCCCATACGTCTTTACCATAGTTATAATGGTTGCCTGGGATTTGTTTTAAGTCTTTATCGATACCACAAATGACATATTGATCGTCGTTTTCCCGTGCTTCATAAGCCCAGATAGCAACAAGATCATCAGCTTCCATACCATTAGCAGGGATTGCACCTTGATCTAATGAATACTTGTGTAAGAAATTTAGCTTGTCTTTAATCTCTTGGTCTAGCGTAGGACGATTAGCTTTATATTCAGGGTAAAGATCTTTTCGGAAATTACCCGAGCCTTTAACAGCGTAGTAAATATTAAAACTTTCTTCTTCATCAAATGGATTAGCAAGTTTTTGTTTAACAGTTTGTTCCATGCTTCTACAAAAGGAATCATAATTTTGTCGTAAATCTGATTCGCTAGTTGCTTTATATGCTATCTTGAAAAAGATTGAGTCAGCATCAACTAACATGTTTATGTTTTTACTGGAATCCATTGGACCTCCATTCCTACTTCTGTTCCGAGGATTGTCGGATACATTGGGTTTTTATCTGTGTATTCATTGTAATAGTTTTTAATACTCCTTATCATATGGCCTTTGCCTGTATGATAACAAGATACCATATGCTTCCACTCAGATAGACTATAGTTATCTGGTTTGGGATGTAGCGTATGGTTGTAACCATCTATAAAATTATTCTGTAGCATTAGCTTTCTTTCTTGGTAGGTTAATACTATGTACTTCCCAAATCCCTGGTTGATTACGAGCAACCTCACAAGCCTCAGCAAAAGTGTCGTACTCTTGCTGAAGTTCTTGTTTAGAAATTGGAGAATACAAATGATACTTAGTGAACGTCTGCGTAGTTTTTACCAATTGATCCTTCACCATCCATGATTTGTACACCAACACGCTTTGGTCCTTCAGCAAAAGACTCTGTTAAGATCTCGAGTACACGAGCAGAATCTTTTTCAGCAACAGACCATGCAACTTCATCATGATAATACAAACGAGGTTGAGCATCTAACCCTTCTTCTCTGATCTTTTCAATTTGATATGCAACAGCAGACTTAGTAGTGATTGCTTCGCAAGATTGAAGTAAGTAGTTTAGAGTTTGGTAAGGCTGTGGTGTATAGACTTTACGACCATCAAGACCTGGGATATAACCTTCAGGTCCGGTATATGATGTCTGTTTCCAGATATCTTCAATGCGATCCTTTAAGATCTTCAAACCTGGAATAGCATCACCATACTTTTCGATAGATTCATTACCTGCTTTAACAATCTTTTTGCCTGTTAGTACTTGGCCTAGCTTAGTAGGGCCAGCGCCAAACAAGAAAGCATAGATCCAAGTCTTAGCTGTACGTCTATCAGTACCGATAATGTCGGCATTGTATTGATGGATATCTCCAGATAAGATTTGATTAGTTAGGTCTGGAGAATTTACGTAGTGAGCAAGGCTACGAAATTGATTGCCACTAGAGTCAGCGCCAACAATATTACGACCAGGTTCTGCCACGAGTAGCTCTCGTAATTCTTTTCCCCATGGTGCAGTGACTGCTGGGAGGTTGGCAATAACTTCGTGTCGGCATCGGAAGGTTGGAGTTCCGACAACCCATAATCTGCCATGCAATCTTCCGTCTTTAAGTTGGTCAAGCCATCCTTCGAGGACGCCTTTCCTTGATCTGAGTGTTGTCCATTCATCAATCATCTTTCCATGTTCACCGCATTTAGCAAGTGAAGTAGAGGTTAGCTTAGGTGATTTCTTTTCCCAGCCATGAGTACCACGTTCCATCTTCCAGTCATCTGGTTCCCAGCCAATAGAGTAAAGATACTCTTTGACTTGATCCATATTACCGAGGGTTGCTTTAACAATTGTCTTACGCTGGAACTCACGACCTGCTGCAAGAACATGGGTGTCAGTTGGTTTTACTTCACGTCCTACATACTCGCTAAGCATACGAGCAGTTGTTGCAGTGTACTCGCCTTTCTTAGTGAACTTCGGTGTCTTAGGAACCTTATCAATGTACCGTGTAATCGGTGGGAGATGTGGTTCAACAGCTGATGCAATAGATTTCATGCGGCCAAGCAATTGTTTTAATGTTTCTTTTGCTTTGACCCCATCAAACTGCCAACCATAAAGACGACAGTAGGCATCAAACTTAGCAGCTTCCATTTCAGCGCTAAGGCCAGGACGAATTAAAGGTTGTCTTGCAGCTAACTCAGTAAGCTCTTCCATAAGTTTCTTAAAGATAACGGTGTTCAGTTGTACATCACGAACACAGTAAGTCATCATTTCATCTGTAAAACCTGACCAATCGTCATAGGAAAACTTCGGATATCCAAGATGCTCACCCCAACCAGCAAGACCATGCTTATGTGGTCGGCGATAGTTTAGAACTTGAGATGCAATCCATGTATCAAAGAACTTGTTTGGGTATAGGTCAAGGCCGTAGATCTTAAGGATCTGTAGTGCATCAAACCCAATACCGTTATGAGCAACAAGTAATTCTGCATTCTTTAGCATGGCCAAACCATCTTTGATTTCGCCATTGTATTTAGTTGAGTGGTCAGTATACTTCATAATTCTACCAGTGTCAATGTCTTCCATGACTAAGCACCAGATTTTAGTAGCATCTAAACCGTCGGTTTCAATATCAAATGTCAGCCTCATTGGCTTCCTTTCTGTTTTCGCAAGGTGGGCAGATGTTCATTGTTCCATCAACACCCATTCGGTAATACTCTTTCTTACACTTTGGACATTTAAAACTTTCAAATGGCTTGTCTGTAAGGTGATCTTTTTTATTCCTGTAATAGTCTTTTGACATCTACATAGTATCCGTTGTATTTAGAGGTGCGTAATGCATTAACAAGATCCCAGTATGGGATG